GACGTCATCCGGGACAACGAGTTTGTACCGGATGGACCCATCGTTCAGCGTGAAATCACCATCATTGTTGAGCACATCTTCGGGACGGTTGAGGGCGGAGACATACTCCTGGACAGGGTAGGGACCTCGAACTTCAAACGACTGCGTTTCCGGAACAAGTGGGGTACCTTCATTCAAGAGTGTAAAGGCAATGAGGTTTGGATCCGTCAGGAAGTCTGGGTCGATCTTCGGAGGGATCCCGGTAGAACTGCTCTTGTAGCTCGTGTGACTGTGAGCGATAGAGGACCGAAGATGCTCGGGCGAGGCCATCACGTTCCACTGATTCAAGACCTGATGCGGAGGAACAATCCGCAATTCGTTCAAGGCCCGGGTAATGCCGTACCGGACGAAGTCCCACGAGGACTGCGAAAGGTCCGTAGGCTCGAAAGAACCGAAAGCGATACCCGCGATGCCCCCAGTCAGGGTGTGGACCACACCAGCCGCAGAGATCGGGAGATCCAGAGTGTTGTAGTCCGTGGTGATGATGGGCGTGGGATCCGAATCGATGAGGACATTCACATCGCCCGTCGGACTCTTCAAGATCCTGTACTTGTGCTGGATGGTCCAGTCTGTCTCCTTGACGATCCGGTAGCTCACTTCAGAAGGAGAAACTGGCCAGGACCCAACAATGGTGAGAGAGGTAGGCCCAGACACACCCGCGATCTCGTAGACTCCCTTGTTGGACCCAGCGTCCACAACCAAGAGATCCCCGATGACTACGCCATCAGCTAGGTAATCTCCTTCGGAGTCACCGAGGGCATTTCCTGTCACGAGAGCGCCCTTCCCAGAGACTTTCAAGGGGAGGTGGTAGCCCACGAGACTATCCGGGTCGGTGCCCTTCCAGAGCCCCACGAAGTGCCTCTGGTCGTCGAGAACTCTCCAGATGTTGCAGTAGCTCCACGCGACCTCCGAGAGAGCACCCGCACTAGCCGGCGTCGAAGAACCGAAGGAAATTTGTCCGGTGGGGGATGGAGGTGGTGTGCTGAAAGAGCTGTAAGCCAGGGCACCGACGAAAGCGCCATCCACGAAAAGGCTCACCAAATTCCCTGCCGTATTCTTCACCGCTCGATAGGTGTGGAATGCCCCATCATTCCAATCGAACATGAACCTGGACGTTGGACCTAGATCTGCGCCATCCGAAGTGAAGGCGACGTACTTGATTCCGAGGATCTCAACGAGCATCACCCCCACAGCTCGGGTGCTGTCGAACGCCTGGGCGAAGACACCGGCAAATCCAGCTCCATCTACCGTGTAAGAGATGACCTTGGAGCGGAACTCCAGGATGTAGTCTGTCCCAGCCAGGATAATACGATCCGGGTCTGTCGTCAGAGGAGGCGCCGTGTCATTGATGAAGTAGACACGACCGTCTCCAATGGACGTGTCTATGATTCTCAAAACCCGGCCAACCATGCCGGCAGTGGCCGTCCCTATCGAAGACCAAACGTACGGAGAGAAGTCTCCCGGGAGGGACCGACCACCATAGCTCTTTTTCGGGGTGGGCTTGTCTGGGAAGAAGCAGAGCTGAAGCAGGAGATCCCCGTTGTCGATGGCAGCCATGAGGCCATCTGGAGTGACTCCGAACGTGTGGGTCCGAAGATCCAGACCCACGTCGAGCACCACTTCGGAGGCCGCTGTCAGCAAGGGCTCCAAACGAACGAACCCGCGAAAGTCTGATCCCACCAAACCTACGACGCTCGGATCAACATCCGTAGCGCTTGTCGAATCGAGAAGAAGGAAGTCCGTCGAAATGATCGTCTCAGTCCCGTGGAAGCCTACCGGAGTCCAAGGCTTCGTATCCAGCTCGGGGACGACGTTAGCTTCGTAGGAGGTGAACGAGGATGGAGCTGTCTGCTGAGGGTTGAGCGGGAGGGAGAGGTACCGCACAAAGTCCCATTTCGAAGTGCTCTCGGCCGGCCTGGAGATCGACCCAAAGAAGACATCCTGGATTTCATCCAGGGGAGCGTTCAGTTCTTCAAGGAAAGGGAGATCATCCGGCAGAATCTTCGCAATCTCCGTGACCTCACCATCAATGTAGAGCCGGACGACACCTGCGGGATCCCTGAACAACCGATACGAGTGTAGAGCCGACCAGTCGAAGTCCACCGGCTGATACGTGGAAGACCCAAAAGCATCGAAGTTCCCCACCCAAGAGGAGAGAACCGACGGGTCATCGGTGGACCCTCGCAGGAGGAAGCCGATCTTCTTGACTCCACTATCTTCCAGGAAGCCAACGATGACGGAGAGTAGTTCGTCGGAGTACCCGGCAGCGATGCCAGTGAAAACACCATCGTAGGTGGTGACCGTCGGTACTTCGACCCGCCAAGCCATAGCGAAGACATGCGGGAAACTGAGGTCCACACCACGGACCCAGAAGATGCCCTGGCCGGTCGGGAAAATGCCAGTGGAGTTATCCTGGACCGTGAGCACGCCAGCCGACACGGAGGCAAGCCCTGCCCCCTTCCGGATCCAGGGAGCCAAAGTGTTGCTCTCCGGAAGAGCTAGAGACTCATACCGGATGAACTGCTCTGAAAGCTGCCGCTGCATCGGAGGATAGGCAATCCGATGTATTGGGGTATTCAGAACCAGGAGATTGGGGTCATTCAGAACAGGCGTGTAGGCCCGTTCGTAAGCTCGGTAGTGCAGCTCTCGTAAGAGAGGTTGGTCGAGCACTGCCTGCATGTCATCCGCTACATAGGACTCCGGTTTGACCAGCGTGTTGTTGTAGCGGTATTTGTGCTGGGATCCGTCGATAGGATAACCGACATCCCGATTCCAGGAGTTCAACCGGAATTCCCGGCTGTTCAAGCGTCGGACATCGACGACTGGGTTGCAGATCCAGCTATAATCAACCTTCACGTCATCGGTCGGACCAGGAGCGGCATTCAGAACGATTTGACCGAGAAGCCCAATGACGGCGTCCGGAGTCACTGGAATACTGTTGATCAGAACAACCACATCCACAGGGTCATCAGCGATCTGGCCATTCCGTGGGTCAATCAATTCCCAGGAGAGAAATCCACTGCTCGGATCAGGCAGGGTGAAGCTGGCCTGAAGCGTGGCCTGGGTACCAGATAGGACCGCTAGGATACGGAAAGTGCCTCCGTTGATGACCCCTCCGCTCAGGGTGATGTAGAGGCCCACATGATTCGATGTGAGAGCTGCTCCGGGAAGGCTCACGTCCGTGAAATTGCCGATGGTGGCAAGCGTGCCAGATTGAACCGTGAGAGAAGGCTTGGCAATCGGCCCTCTATCCGTGTAGATACTCCGAGGAGTCAGTGGGGAGAACCCAGAAAAGATGGCCTGGTTGAACGTGGGATCAATCGGGTTGCCTGCGATATCCTTCGGAGTGCCAGTAGCATTCACCGTCAGTGTGTACGAGCCCTCACCCATCCCTCGGGTGTAGATGGCCACACGTGAGACATCGACCGAGGTCACCCGGGTCACATCGACTTCGGTAGGTCCGGTGATGTCGTACTCCAGGATGCTCGTCAGCGCAGAATCACTCCGCATCGGCTCCCCGAAGTCGGCAATCACCACGCCTTCTTCCGTGACCTCAACTGTAGGATCCAGCTTTGGCTTAGCTGCATTTGAGACGAAAGAAATGTCCAGCGGATAAGGATTCAGAAGTTTATCCAAGAGATTCCGAATCCGGACTTGATAAGTCAGACCTTGAGTCGTCTTGGCTGTCCGAACGGTAACTCCGATAATCCCCCCGAAGTGCCTCCACGGAATAGGTCCGTCAGATGCAGAGAAGTGGACATTCAGGTCTACAGTGCGATCATCAACAACACCCACAATCTGAGCAGCGTCAGGACCACCTTGACCAGACAGATCCAGGTACCTTCCCACGTCCTCGGCGGCGAACTCCCCAAAAGTCGGAACGAGGAATCTCCTGGAGAGACCAACAGAAGTGAACTCGATAACTTCACCATCGGTTCCGCTCCCAATGAGAGGGGACGAGGCTTCAATTGATATGATGTCTACTCTTGTGCCGTCTGGCGCAATGACCTCGAAGTTAGAGAAATCCGTGATGCCGGCCCGAGAAAGCTCTGAAGAAAACACAATCTGGATCGTGGACCCATCAACAGGGACCACGTGACTACCTACTCCTTGGAGAAGGCTCACAGTTTCCGAGACAGTGACGTTTTCGTTCAGATCAGGCATATCAACCGAGTGTGATAGTGAAGCTCACAGAAAGGGTGTCATTTGTGATCATGACTCGTGGAGTAAATTGGTTCTCATGGTTCATCACGCCTGCGGCTGCGGAATCAAAGAGAGCTGTCTTCTGGACGCCTTGAGAGACCCCTGTGTAGGTGAAAACTTTCGTGATGACTGTGATGTTTGAAGCTCCAGTCGGCAAAGTAACAGTACCTTGAATCCGACCTAAGCCATCCAACGTCAACTCTCCAATCAGAGAGGTGTCCCCTGCTGCGGGTGCTGTAGCATCGTTGGTCAACCCTATGTAGTTGAACCCATTAGCCCGAGCTGCTGTACCGTAGCAAAAAGTGTGGAGCTGAACCCTGCCTGCATCTAAGACAAGGTTGTACGTCTCCTCATCTTCATCCACTTGTTTGTAGAGCCATAAACCGCGACGCTCATCGTAGTCGTAAGCTCGTTCGTGGTGGACTCTAACCTTGGCTCTGGCATGGATTGGTGCAAGAATGATGTGCATAGTGCTTCCTAGAAGTCCGCCGAGTGGTCTTCATCAACCACTGATTGGTTGACTTTGTGGCCGAGGCGATCCCGGTCCCGAATGCCTCCGCAGTAGATGCGGAATTCCTCGTAGTAGTAGGAGGCCATTCGCCACCGCATGGCATCCAAGACCTTGTTCTCTGGCTGATTGGGTTGGTAGGTGTCCGTGAAGATGTACCTGATGCGGTAGAGAGTGTGGGCTGGGCGAACCAGATCGATGATGATCCGAAGCGCGGCATCGATGTCGAATAGGTCTGGTGGGAACGTGTTGGTAGTCAGGATGTTGACCTGGAAACCAAACTGGTCCGAGATGTCCAGCCCCGAGGCCCCTGCACGAACGAGCAGGAAGTTCTCCCAGACCTGGAAGTCCAAAGAGATGAACAGAGCCACAACATCTCTGATGGAAGCTGGTATGGACCCCTGGAAGTAGATTTTGATAAGACTGAGGAAGAAACGGCGAAACTCCTCGTCATCATAGTCCAGGGGAGGAATACGGCCATTCAGGAACAGGAGATACCCGACGATGGACTGGAGGAATTCACTACGTGTGTGTTCGAAGCTCCGGTCAGTATCGACGTCTTCGAGAGCGATCTCAATCTTAGCCAGCTCGACAGCGATTGCTTTCAGTTCGGTCGTGTAGTTCGGACCCTGGATGGCCGAGATATAGTTCGAGGGGAGTAGGTTCAGAAGGTTCGTGAAGATGGTCTGAGCCCGCTGGAGGATGCGGAGGTTGTACTCCTTCCCCTTCCTCTCGATAGAGAAGTTCAGCCGATTGGGGTCAACAACGAACCTGGCCATCAGGTAGCATTTCTGAACGTGAGGGTGAGGTCACCGAGGTCGATGAATTCAACCGCCGAGGCGGAGATGTCGTGGGGTCCGATGTCCCCTTGAACAACGTAGCTGACAGCATACTCGTGGTTCTCTGGGTCGTCTGGAGGTAAACCTGCACCGGAGAGAGCCACTACGATGTGGTTGGCCGTTCGACGAAGACGTTCCTCCTCGATGGCCGAAGCCGTCAAGAAGCCCTCCGAGATGAGAGTAGCATCGTCCGAATAGCCGTTGATGACGGCTCCATCTGAACCAATGATGTACGCCTGGTTGGCTGTGTTTGCGACCTGGGCCAGAGTGTCTGCGAGAGACATTGGCTCATCATCCTGGAACACACCCTTGTGTTCGGTCTTCAGACCACCACCATCCGTGGTCGGGTTCTGAAGAGCACTCGTCAGGATGAACGCCTGTTGACCACCGATGTCCAAGGAAGGCACCTGCAAGTACGTGGAAGAAGCTCTCTCCCGGATCTTCCTGGACCCATCTTGATAGCCCATCTTGGCCAACGGGAGCACCTGGAAGTCCACACCATCCGTCGAATCGATTGCGTTGATGATATCGGATTGGGCAGATCCTTGACCGATGAGCTTCTGATTCAGCTCCAGACTCACCCCCGTACGGACTGCCGGATCTGTCTTGTCCTTCGTGGCTCCAGACTTGAGCTGGACCGTGGTCTCAATCGCGATGGAGTTCTGAATCGATTGCTTGACCAGCACATCCGCCGTGATGTGCCGCTTGTTGTTGACTGTCTGCTGGAGTTCCTGAAGAAGGTCGTTGATCACGTAGGTGACCGTGAAGTTCTCATCGTGGTCGTAATCCACAGATACGGTCTGTCCGCTCAGAATGTCCGAAGGGTTTACACGGACAATCTTGGCTGGAGTGGTTGGTGTGCCAGCCACAATGTCGAAATCCGGAGAAGCTGAACCAGGACCCTCGAACTCAATTGTTCTGTCCTGATTGAACACCCTAATGGTCGCCAGATTGATCCCGATAGAATCCAGAGGCTCCTCGAAGAAACCGATCACCACGTGCTGCTCGTCGTTGATTCCGATACTGGATCCGTTTGGGATGCCGCCGATCTGATTGATTACCAGATGATCCTGGGCGATAGTGGACTCACCATTCATCAATGGGTCTTCGGTTTTGTAGAGGTCGTAGCCGTCCAGCGTCAAAGCCCCAGAAATCTCGCCAATGACCGAAATGACCCGACGCACGGGTTGGAGCGTGAAGACGAACTCGTTGATGGACCGGAAACGGTAGTCGGCCGTGATGATGTCGTCGATGGCCGTGAGAGGCTGTGGAATACCCGTATTGATCTGGAACGTGTTGTAGCTCAAGACGGCCACGCCCAAGAGGTCGTAGTCCATCCCCAAGGTAACGTTCCGCACCCCTAAACCCTGGATGGGATTGTTCAGGATTTCGATGACGGGTGTATCTGGAGTCACCCTGGAATCAAGCACCCGGAAGATGAGATTCGTCAGATCGATGATCTCGCAACGGATGTCTCTGGCGATATCAAAAGTGAACGCAAACTTCTCCGAGGTCGTCCGCTCCCGGAGACCTTGAATGAAGATATCCACCTTGCCACCGATGTGTTTGTGGCGGACATCGTCGTAGTCCCGCATCATCAATGGGTCGCCGCTCTTGATGATCTTGGCCTTGATGACCCCGATCTGCTCGGCCGAGGTCGAAGCGTATCCTCCCTCGGTTCCGGTATCGACGCTAACGAAACCGAGCATGGCTCGGGCCGCAAGATCGGCGTTTGATTCCCGGTTTGTGCCGAAGACCGTGGACTCGGTGTTCGTGACCGAGACACCGCTCACACTCTGGACGTTGACGATGGTTCCAGCGGGCCGGTTGCCTGCTTCTCCCACACTGGTGGCTACGATATCGGCGGTGATTTCGTAGCGCTTCGTGTTGAAGTTGAAGAAGGCATCGGCATCGGCTACCGGCAAGATAAAGGTGCCACCGACCTGGAAACGCTGAGAAGCGATGTTGTTAGTCGTATCAGCATCCGAGGAGACGATAGCTCCCGTCGGAATCGGAATGTCCTGAGTCGGTCGAGACGTCGTGTAGAAGACAACCTGACCTACTGATGGACGGCCGGGCAGCCGCTCCTTGTTGAAGTTCTTGGATAACTTCTCGAACTGGGTATCAATGAGCTGCTGGACGGCCAAGTCCGACGAGTAGCCACAGGCCGAGCGAAGGGCCTGCTTGTAAGCCGAACTGGCCACAGGGTCGGAAATCCCATCACCGTTCGTGTCATCGATCTGGAGCAACGTGACGAAGGACTGACTCCGGTGAACGAAATCGATGAGGAACCAGATGCGTTCGGCCTCGCTGGAGAACGGGTCGATATTGACTTCACGAGTCGTAGATCCTGGGATCAGGCTGATCTCGGAGTTGACCCTCTCAATGGCCGTGACAAAGTCGATGACGATCTGGGTCTGCGTTCGACCGGGGAGGTCTCGGACGTTCGTATCGATGATGAGAGGAGAGCCTAAGACCTCCTGGGAGTACGGGGACTCGATCTCTTGGTTGAGAGTCTTGTTGTAGAAGACGCTCGTGCAAACGTAGTAGAGAGGGTCATTGTTCGATACCGATGTGAATCGATCCGAGTTGATCTGATTCGACCCACCCGCTCGGTTATGGTTGAAGGTGACGAACGGGTTCAGGTTGTACGGGGTGACGGTGTAGCTGACCCTCAAGTTGGGGGCCAAAAACACGATGTCATACTTGGCGTCTACCTGTCGTGCGATCTCGTTCCCGAAGACATCCTCCTGAGTGATCTGGATACGGAGGAATCTGTCTACTGGCTCAAACGTCGGAGCTGCTGAGGCAAACGTGAACGAGTCTTCCTCGAAATCCACGGGAGAAGACAACTTCGTAGCGTTGACCTTGAAGTACCCGGTGGTACCTCCGGCGGACGTGCTGGCATAGACGTTGAAGCCTTGGAAGACCGAATCACCAAAGTCCGTATTCACACCATCCGGCGACAAAGGATTAGGCTGGTAAATCAAGAGGTCGATGGAATCCCGCTTCCGGTGAAGCTTGATGCCCGTCGGAATCAATGGGGCGATTTGATCTATCTGCTGGATGCGGGTCACGAAGACTGTAGCTGGTGGACTAACCCCACCAACGATGTCCACTGCCCGGATCAAAATCGTGTTGAGACCCACCTCCAAAGGTAGACCGTCGGGCATTGAGGTCAGGTTTGGGACCGTGAAGTCCGTGAGGTCCAAAAAGACCATCGTAGCGTCGGAGGAGTAGGTGGATCCGTTCACCGACACCTGAAGAGCGATGATGTTCGTCTCGATGGTGCCCGTGATGATCACAAACTCCTGGTTGGTCGTGAATGCCAACTGGGTGGCGAATCCACTACCGTCCCGGAGAGCTATTTGGGGTGTTACGGCCATGCTCTAGCCAACCTGGGTGAAGTTGTTGAGTGACTGCCTGAACACACCCTGCTGTGAGGTATTGCCCAGCAAGTCCGTAGGCTCTGGCAGACGGATGCCCCTGGAGATGTCCAAGGGCTGCCCAGAGCGGTTCTGGACGGAGGCATTCACGAAAATCACGGTGGGATCCTGGGTGCTCTGCTCGACTGACACGGAGAGCAGTTGAAAAGGAAACTCTCGGTCCGAGACAAACTGGCCCACGGCTTCCTCTTGCTGCTTCTTGATGTTCTGCCACCGGCTGAAGGCGGTCGTGATTTCTGAGGAGATGAGGTTCTGGACCAGCCCACCTGCCGAAAGTTTCCGGCCGATAGTATCAGTCAAGAGCGTCCCGTACCAGGTCGCGAAAGGGTTCGATCCACGCAGGGTGAACATGATCTTGAGGATCTCCTGGAGTAGGAGAGCCTCGTCCCGAACCTCAATCGTGTTTCCTTGACGTCCGTAAATCCAGTCGTTCTCGACGCCCAAGCCACCACAGCGACGACACTCTTGTCGGATAGTTGTGTAGTTCAGCTCGACGTAGTCACTGAATCCCTTGAGGGACTGGTCAAAGACGATTAGTCTCGTTGGTCGATCACTCAGGGTGTTGGGGTCTCTGACGATGCTCCATCCAGGGATGGACTTGATTCCACGAAAGACCCGGTCTTCCACCAAGCCCAAAACCGACGCCAAGGTGCTTCCTAATTTGACATGCAAGAGAGAACGTTTGCCCACACTTCCCGTGCGAAGGCGAATCTTTCCGTTGAGTTCCTCGAATGTCCCCTCGCTGATGGACGAGTTCAGATTTTGAATGACATCCTTGGTCGGAATCTTTTTACCATCCTGGGCGAGGATGATTTGGTCTGGTCCACCGTCAATGCTGACAATGAGCCTGTCGTTGACGCCTTGAGTGATTGTGTATGGGCCGGCCTTGGCAGTCACTACCTGTGCAGGGGTCTGAACGCCTACCGAAGGAACGTCGGTCACACCATTGATCCGAACCTGGGTCGAAACAACGGAAGCGATCGGCCGCAATGGCCGAATGGTCTGGTAGTCCGCGTTGAGGAACAAGGCTTCCTCGACGGCTCGATGCGTGCAGATCTGGTCAATTTTACGATCGAAGCTCATGCGGATGACTGTCCTGGTTTGACAGGAGGCAAGTTACCCGACTGTCGTTGCGTCGTGATGGCTTCTCGGGAGACCTCGATATTGGGATCCTGGAGAGCACCTTCGGGGACATCGTAGGCCGAGAATGGTGCGTAGATGCTCTGACCCAGCTCAGCATGCTCACCCGTGTCTGGGGAGATGGCCCGGTAGGTAGGATCCGCAAGGAGCTGTCCGATCTGAGCGAAGGAGTTCTCTAGGGAGCCATCGACCTCGGCCGCTGCAACCAGCAACGAGAGCTGGTCAACCTCTGCCTGGAGCTGATCGGCATAGTCCATTGCCCGTCGGATCTTTCGCTCCAAGTAGTCAAAGCGCCTAGAAATCGTCGAGTCAAAGGCTGTGCGTAACAAACGTACCAGATCGCCAGAGTCGGCATCACTCAACCCTCTGGAGCCGATGGCCTCACCGTTGCTCATCTGGTTGGGTGGGGTGTTCTCATCCCCGGCCACAACGAAGACAGGATCGGATGAGAGCCGGGTTCTAAGGTCTACCCCGGGGTTGCCTCCCAACACCTCATAGGCAGCTAGGAGCTTGCCGAGATAGGAGTTGGGGTCTGACACGTATCCAACCGGGACACCCTTCGTGTAGCGGAACTGGATGATCCCGATCCGGTTCTTCTCCGCAGCTAAATGGGAAATCCTGTCCTGGATGAACGGCAACTGAGACTGGATAAAGGTCCGCAGGCGATCATACATCGCCTTGTTGAACGTACCGAGGAACTCGAAGCTCACGGATCCTTACCTCTATTACATGGTGGCTCAAAAGATTATGTTGAACGCTGTCTCGAATGCCGTCACGTCGATTGCCACGTAGCCCAATGCGATGCCGGCGGAGTACCCCCCAGGCCGGTCTGGAGGCGGATTTCCCGCATTGTCCACGATGCTCACCCACTCATTGACGTTGCCTTGGATGCCCCCGACGTTGAGCACGTAGGCCCCAACCTGGAGGCTGTCGATGAAGTTGAGGAGTTGGATCAGGAACTCGATGAACCGCTCCATAGCGTCGATTTTCCGAATGAGTAGGTCGATAAACGCCTTGAGTTCGTCGATCACGCCTTGGAAAGCGGCAAGGAGCTTGCGAATAGCGTCCAGCAGATCGTAGATGAGCTGCCCAGACCACGGGATGATGTCCCGCAACGGTTGAATACTGATCCAATTTGGAGGAACACCTGTCCCCCCAAAGTTGAGGACATACCGGATGGCAGCCAGAACATTCTTCCGGACAACCACATCCACATAGGCATCGAGGTATCTCTGGAAGCCATTCTGGTCCACATGACCGTCGGCATCTACCGCAGTCAAGTAGAAGACCGTGTTTTCCAGGTTGGTAGATTTCGAGGGATCAAGGAACTCGGCATCTGGGATCCCTGCTGGGAAAGACCCCTGCATGATGTCCCGGAAACCCACAAGGGCGTTCTCACCTGCCTCCAACATGGCTTGAGCAAAAGAGAGAGCGAGCCTGGAGGACTGCCGCTTCACAGTGAACGTCTGCCAGGGCATATCTAGGGCTTCTCCGGTGACCTCATTCTTCTCTTGAATGCTCTTGCCTGCTGCTTCCAGAGAAGCCAACTTCCCGACAATAGGGAAGGCTTGAAAGGCTGCTAGCTGACTAGCAATATTGGTGATTGACGACCGCCCAATCTGGATCGGCGACGTGTCGTTGATCGGGTCACCGTTGTCGTTGAACTGAGCGTCCGGGTCGAGAGGGATGTGAAAGTCGAGAGAAAAGGCCAACTGGAACAAGCGACGTAACTCCTCAATGACGTCGAAGTCCGGGATGGTCTTGGGGATGGTCACAGGAAGAATGGCCGTGGGTTTGCCCATGATGACGGGGTCATCCGAAGCCTTACTCGGCCAGATCATTGAGAAGCCGGCCGCCTCAGGATTCCTGCCCGCAGGGACGGCTTGAGCCCAGTTGATATAGGAGCTACTCGTTCCCTCGTTTGGAACATCCAGATCCCCGGAATAGGGTCTCACCCGGTAGTAATAGGTCTTCCCGATTTCGACATCAGTATCGATGTACCTGAACTTGCCAAGCTGACCGAGGATACTTTCGATCTCCACTCCAGAAATGATGGTATACCGGTTGAACTTGATGAGTGGTTCTTCGTGATCGTCTTTCAGGATTGACTTGACCTTCAACCGCTTCCCAGGCTGTCCCTGCTGGGTAAACTCCGTCGTCAGGTCATACGTGATCGGCCCCGACAAAGTGGGATCCTTCATGGAAGTCAGGTTGACTGGGCTAAACTCATTCCCTGACGAGACATCTAGGGGACGAGTCGGAGCGACATCCGTTCGCTCGACCAAGAACGAAGGCGGGATAAACTCCGCCGCCATCTTGGTCACCAGGTCGCTGAATCCTGGATCTGGGGTCTCCATGCTGGTTGGCAGAGTCCACGATAACTGGATAGCCTTGATCTCCGACGAGAAGATGGAGGCCACAGCGAGGATAGGATCTCCGGAGTCACCTACGGGCAACGCTTTGAAGTTGTTCGGTGCCTCGTAGCGGGGTGACGCGAAGTCCTTCCCGAAGAATCGTAACAACTGCTTGATCAACCGAAGCAAGCCGAAGACCGATTCATTCTCGACCACCAAGAGGATGAATCCGCTCTTAGTCGAACCCTGCCTGGGCTGGGGGCGGTTCAAATCCTTCGAATCATACAAGGACTGTTTGAACCGGGACGTGAACGCTGATGTCCCTCCAAAGATTCGATCGAAGTTCGGATCCGTGATGGGATCCGGAATGTCGAAGTACCCAAAGAACCCTGAGACACGCAAGGCGTTGAGGAGTTCTTCGATGAGGGCCAGCAGAGCTTCTACCAGTGCCTTGATTGGATTCCCGAAGTCGGTGAGAAACGCTTTGATCGTCTCCAGCAATGCCTTCAGGATCTCCAGGTACACGAGTAGTGTCTCAAGGATATCCCGAGCTGGCTCCAGGAAATCCTTTCCTGGTACCTGGATGGTAAAGCTCTGCCAATCAGCCACAGCCTAGCCTCCATACTGAAGCTTGTTGAGCTTCTTCCGCAGTCGGTCCAGTTCCAACTCGGAAGCGGCCAAGGTTGCCTTGAGCATCTCCTTCATCTTCATGTTGATCCCAAAATCGTTCTTGTACTCCCAGGAAGGCTTCTTCACGTCGTCAGGCGGCTCGGTCTTGTCTTCCTCGGCCATTTCTTTCCTCCGTTCGTATGCGGTGACAGCAAGCGCATACCAAAACGCACTTGAGTAGTTCTTCTTTGATCCGTTCCTTCCGACACCCATACATCCGAGAGATGTCAGAGGTCTTCTGGCCCATAACATGATCAAAGTCCATTGCTTCTGGAGGGAAGGTCTTCCCACAGTCCGTGCATGGGTCTGATTTGAGAGAGTTCAACCATGCTCGACGAGAGCTTGAAGAAACGTGGTGGTTAGCCCGAGTGCGGATACGATGGCAACACGCACACACCACATCACATTTGCCAGCTTCAGCAGTGATAGTTGCCAGGCTGTATCCGCCACATGTTGAGTTAGCCACAGCAAACTTTTTCTCACCTCGAACATGGTCGAAGTCCATGGCACAAGGAGGGAACGACCCCCCACAGTCTTGACAAGGACGATCCTTCAGCGTCCGTACCAGGTCCCGCTCCAAGGCTTGCCTAGACTTACGGTACTGCAAAAAATGGGCTTCCTTGTGAAGTCTCAAAGATCGCAGTTTATCTCGAATCTTCGCTCTACACCCTTCAGGGTCTCGGGCGTACCGTGCTAACCTGGAACCCTGAACTTTATCCTGATTCTCCTTGTTCCATCTTTGGATTGTGGCCTTTCGTGCTTTCTTGTTGGCCTCAAACCATTTACGCTGAGCCTTCTGTATCGCCGCCTTCCCAGATGGTGTCTGATAGTACGCACGCATGTATGCCTTCCGACACTCGACACATTGGTTTCTGCCTTTTTGAAAGGAAACGTCTGTCAGGCTACAAGAACTACAAGTTTTCATGTCATCAGAAGCTTCGTGAGGGACTTCAGGATATCCGCCTGGGCCTTGATCCTGTTAGCTATGGCCCGATCTCTCTTGACTATGATTCCAGTTTCTAGGTTAATTCTGGCGTCAATCCAAACGAAACGTTGATCGTAGAGCCTGTCTCCAGAAGACAAGATTGATTGAATGGTTCCTAGTGAGCCAGTGGAGCTGAGATCCAGGATACGCAGCCCCACAAGAGCGCTTCTTGTGTCCAAATCTGAGGTGAGCCAGCCCCGAGCAAAGGCCGAGGCATCGGGAGCAACCGTCACAGGAGTCGTAACCAACGTCTCGAAAGTTGTCGTCGTGACGATGAACGTATCGATCGACTGGAGAATCGGGAAGAGATCCTGGAGGGTCAGCTTCGTGGCTCCGGTCGAACTCACGATCCGGTAGCTCACACCGACTGCCGTAGCAGGGAAGGTCGTCTCAATATCCAGGGTCGTGGTCGAAGTGACCGTCTGGACCTTGTAGACTCCAGCGACAGATCCGGACCGAATGTAAACGAAATCCTCCGAGGTAACAGCAGAGAAGTCTGCCGAGAGATCCGTGAGTGTTGGTAGGCCGATGGTTGTCGAACCCGTGATTCCCGTCTCAACATCCGTGAAGACCGTGTCGTAGAACTGCTCGATGGCCTCTCGCTCGGCCAAAGGAGTCGTGTTTGTGTCAAGGACTCCAAGCTCGTTAGCCAGCTCCGAGAGAAGCTGGGCCTGAATGGATCCGGTGCCCCCAAAAGTGGCCAGGGCATCGTCAATACGATAGCTCTGAAGGGAGAGAGAAGTTGAAAACGCCGGGGATACCGAGAGCGAAGTGGCCGCTACTGTCAACACTTGTCGGCGTTCCCCAGCCGATGGACCTGTTGTGAGTACAACCGTGTGGCCTGGGAATACCCCTGCCGTGAGGAAGTTCGGCCCGGAGGTGTCATCCAAAGTCGAAGTCGTACTGGTGATATCCGCAGTGCTCGTCACCAAGCTCGCACTGGCCGCCACAGTGAAGGAAAATCCTGCGTCCGGCGTGAATGCTGGAGTCACGGTGATGATACTGCCAAGCACGGTCAGGATCCGATGATACGAGGATAAGGCGTTCGTCCCCGTTAAGATGCGGACGAGGTCGTAAGGCTTCACCGTAGCTGGGAAAATCGAGCTGGCCGTGAGGATTGTTCCAGTTACATCCAGGCTGCCTGTATCCAGGTACGAAGCGGTTGTCACAAGTCGAAGTGTTCCAATGCCAGTCTGGATGATGCTCTGTTCGATTCCCAGATGTCCGAGCGGAGTACCATTCAAATCCGGAGCCTCGCTGTCGAGGTACGGGTTCAACAATGGGAGCCGTCGATCACCATCGTCATCTGTCATGAGGCCATCTAGGGCCGGGAAACGATCCGGAGCGACATCCGTCGGGTTGAGTTGTGCCGTGAGATCTAGGACTTCTCCAGCGGCCGGATTCTGGACGTAGAGAGCTGGGTCGATGGCTGGAACGGAGCCATCTAAGGGCGGGAATGGTGAGATGTGGGTGAGCTGTCCATCCTTGGCGTCTACTCCCACGTCTGTGCCCACCCGGTAGAATTTCCGGTACATCGTGTCCAACGTTGACAGGAAAACCGTGGCTCCGATAGGGATGCTGACACCGACCGGAGTCGTGAATGTGATAGTCTGCGGTGTCGGGCCAGAAGCCACAGACAGGATTGTCAGGGATGCCGTGTAGACCGTGGAGGTATCCGCAATCCTGACCTTCATCGTAGCAACGAAGGCCGTTCGCAGGAGATTCTCGTCTCCATCCACATAGTCCACGTAGATTGTCGAATCGGCCGCTGATGCTGGGCGAACTATCATCGCCCAAGGAGAGCGTCGCTGGACTCCAGAGACAACCGTCAGCTCCTTCGACTCGGTGTCGAGGATGGAATCACCGTCCTCCAGACCCGCCGGACCAACTGTCACGTTGTATCGACGCCTCCGGGTCGGGAAGAACCGGCTGGCCTTGGCTGGTAAGTAGACTGCCTGATACGTTCCGACGCTTGTCACCGAGAAGGGAGGGAAAGAAACCGTGTAAGGTGCGGGGGATATCTTGAAGCGGTCGTCGATCTGGTTCGTCACCGTGACAAAGGTCGTTCGATCCGGATTATCGATGAGGCCATCGAACAAGAACCTCCCGTCTCGATCCCCAATGACCCGACCATCCATGTCCAGGAGAACGTCCTCCAAGTAGTTGATAGCGTCGTTGTAGAACTTGAGTGTGGCTCTAGCGACAATGTCCTCGTTCGCCAGATGCCCCTCCTGGAAGAACAGGGACTCCCGACCTTGTTCATAGAGCTTCGGAGAAGACAGATTCGAGAGAGTCGGCCCACCCGAGGGAATGCTCGACTGTGCATCAAGAACGTACTGTGTAGCCAGCTCTCCACGGAAGGCAGTGAAGGTTTCAACCCTCCAGAAGAAGGTGTCCGGAACGTAGGTCGTGTAGTCGGCAACCAGAGTGGAGCCCAGTAAACCGTTGTCCTCGGTCGGAATGATCTGGAACGTGTAGGAAGCTCGCAGGGATTGTCCAGCCTGGGCAATCGTATATCCCGTGTAAAGGATATCCCACGACTCGTCATCCTGGAGAGCCGTAGCAAATGTGACCGTGCCTGCATCCGTAATCTGGAAACCCGAGGGCTGCGACAGGATTTCGCCCACTTGTCCCGAGACCCGCCGGAACACCGTGTAGGGCAGGGTCAGAATAGGGCTTCGAGATGTCTGAGCAGTCCTTGTTGTAGCTTCGAGAATGTTCCGCACGGATCGCTTCACGATCGTGGTTGTCGGATACTCCCGGGCGGTGTTCGATGTCAGCACGACCTCCGTGAGGCCCGTGGTCTCATCGTACCTCGACCCATTCACCTGGTAGAAGTCTCGGAAGGTAGACCCACCATCGGTGAAGTGGATGATCTTCCCAGGCGTATAGATCGTGGAAAGATCCCCGATGAAACGGACTCTACTGGATCCACGAGAAACTGCGTAGAACGAGGTCAATTCCGTTACGAAGTAGGAAGGCTGCAAGAAGGCCGCCGTGGCCCTTGTCGGCCCCGACGTGACGAACAAATTGGGGACGCTCACGTCCGAGATGAATTCTTGGGGGCTCGCCAGGAGAACCGTGGTGACGTCTGACCCAGCATCGTAGGTCGAGCTGTCCAGAAGGTAGACTTCCTGGTAGTCACTCGTGACCCGAAGGAGACAGTTGAGCAAGAAATCAGAGGTCCGGTCTCCTGGAATAGTGAAGCGGTCCGATCCAGAGACGATGCCATTGCCTTGAAGGTTCGCAGGGAGCACTGGTCCCAAGTAGGACTGAATCACTCCCGCAGCCATCGGTGGCTGGATAACCGTGACACTGCTTTCCCCGCCTATGGCTTGGGTGATGTAATAGTCGATGTAAACCCGCTCGGTGGGGCCGACAATAGCACCATGAGGCAAGGCATCTGTGATTGTCTGATCGCTGTTGAACGTGATTGTACTTGCGACCGGATTGATGATGACCTGTTCGTTGGTGATTTGTGGACGCCCACCACGGAAGACCCTCGGTGGTGGGCTGAGCGTCACCATGCGGCCCAAAGGATTGAACGATAGAACGTTGGTCGGAGTCGGATGAGGCTGAGTGATCTCCTTCCGGACTAAGAAGGCTGCTTGCTCCTCGATTACGGTGTTCAGATCAGAGGAGTTCTTGTATGTGATAAGCGCTTCTTCGAGCGCTAGGAACCGATCGATGAATTGAATGAACCCGAGCGGCGGCTGGAGCTTGTAATCTGTGCCGAGAGTCAGCGTTCGTACCCAGTAGACTGTGAGGGCTGCCGTCACATCCGCTGACGAGAAATTCAACTCACCTGTGGTATCCAGGATCTCGACGGTCCCCTGGAGAAGAAGCCCCGGAGCCGTGAACACCGAGACGACGTTGACCACAGTAGAGAATGTTGAGGGGCCGAACCGGAATCTTGACTTGACACTGCTGGCAAAGTTCAGCGGAACGGAGAACCGGGGAGAGTTCGTGGTCGTCCCCAGGCCCACGATACGCTCAACCTTCGTGTTTGGATCGAGCGGGGAGACGGCCTTGAAGAACCTGTCAGCCAGGATCTCCTCTCCTCGACGAATCTCGTAAACCAAATTCGATTCGGGGACCAGACTCACCGTCGGGACATCTGTGGTCAAAGAGGTTGGACCACCCACGGAAGCCACCGTGTAGACCCCAACGGAAGTCCCGTTCTGAACCAGAAGATGATCCCCGCTCAGGACGCCAGCCGTCACGAAGTTCTGGCCTGCGTCCCAGAAAGCCGTAGAAGCCGCCAGGAAGGCGCCACCCGACCCAGAGGTCACTAGGGTGCCATCCGTCTCCATAAGGCTCACAGCACCCGATCCTGTGTCCAGGAGGGCGTCTTCCCCAAGGGTCAGGGGAACGTAGAAGCCGCTGTTCGGCGGGCTCTCTAGCTCCAAGATCAAGTTTGATGTGAAAACCAATGGATCTGGAAGCTGGACCGCTCCGTAGGGGATCGGAGCAGAAACAACCACCAAGGCTTTTCGCTGGGCGTACAAAAGCGTCCTGGCCTCGGAGTCGATAACGTACCCAATCCCAACTGGAGGTGACGGCACATCCATCCTAGGCAGGGTTTGGATGGTCCCTGTTTGGTCGATGATTTTGATGGTCAAAGTCATCGTATCAACGGGGACTGCCGGAAGGAAAACTTGCGGGGCAGCGACGATCGGATCTGCTAGAATGGCATCGGTCGTCGTGTAGAGTGCCGATACGTCGTTGAACGTTGGATCCGTATCTGATGGATCAATGGGAGTCCGGAAGAGCATGAGGCTCATGCCCCGCTCGATGCTCAGGTTGGGAACAATGACCTGAGCAGCAACGGCCCCGTAGATAGTCTGGTCTGCACTGGAGAATCTCACCTGACCATCACTTCGACGGATTTCGACGACACCTCGTTTCCCACTTGCAGAAAGTGAGTCCACGAACTTCGTCTGGGGGAACTGCACCACTCCCAGAACTCGGAAGAAGACATCCGACTCCTCGGGAGGAAGTGGGAACACCACCCCCGGAACGGTCAGCGTTCCTACAGCCGCCGGGGTCAAGATCGCTGTACCTACGAGGAGAACACCATCGTAGTAGACGTAACGTCCGGTGTTCGACGAGACATCTGTGGCGTTGAAAGCCAATCGCCCTGTTGCAATGGACCATTTGAAAAAGCCCGAGGAGGGCAATGGTAAGAGCCCAGCGTCATTGGCCACTTCAACAGGGGTCAGGTACTCCCCGAAGCCAATTCGCACGAGCGGGTACTGGCCCGTGGCCGGGAGAGGGTTCAGAAGCAGTGGGTCATCGATGAGACCCAGTCGGCCATTCGACTCACTGGAGGCGAAAAAGGTCTGCCGTTGAAAACGAACGTCCTCTCCATTGTAGGTCGCGAGATCTGCCGTGTTCCAGTTCAGATTGCCTGTGGACCTAGATAACTCGACTGTACTGGAAACAGGACTTCCGAAAGAGCCATCGTTCAAGACCAAGGAGACCGTGAAAGTCGTCCCGCTTTCAGTGCCCACCGATACCCGGATCGGATAGGTCACGAGATTCGTCGAAAGAGGCTTGGTGGCTTTCAGTCGGGTCACGTTCGAGGCCGGCCCGAGCTGCCCCAGGACTTCTGCACCAGAGCCGGGCAGTGTCTTGAAGCGCTGGTCCCGTCCCTCGTAATCAAACCGCTGGATGACCTCGTTCCGACTCCAACCAAAGATAGCATCAGGCAGATCCCCATCCTGCATGACCTGGACGAGGTACTGCGTACTCGGAGCTGATTCGTCGGACGGATACGCTGCGTCGAAGGCAACCTGATTCGAAACGAAATTGTTCGGCGTAAATGTAAAGGGAGAATTTGCCTGTCCTACACGGACTGGTTCGAGCACGTAGCCGGTTACAGAAAACGGCATTAGGCTGCCTTTCGCCCAAACGCCTGCCCGAAAGCGGGGATATTGTTCCTTCGTCGGTAGTACAAAACTGTCGTCTTCGAGACACCAGCTTGCTTGGCCAAAGCATAATCGGACATTGTGCCCACTAAGGTATGCCATGTTCGGATGGGCACTACCCTTGTTACCTCTGGGGACTTAGCTTTACGAGCTACCGTTCGCTTCCGATGGCAGACAGTGCAAACGACGTCACACTTGGATACCTCCTCTAAAACCCGTTCCCACTTAGCTTCTTTCATGAAAGCCACGTTCTGTGTCTTGATGCCACGAACGTGGTCAAAATCCATAGCAATAGGTGGGAAGTGGAAACCACAATCCATACAGAGTACAGCCTTGAGGCCGTTCAGCTTATCTCGTCCCTTTAAGTATCCTTTAGAGCTAGCGGTCTGTTTGATACGGCTCCCTGTGCGAACTCTATGGCAATTGGCACACACGACGTCACACTTGGAGACCTCAATCGCAATCGAGGCCTGGCTGAAATCGACCATGTTGCTAATCTGCCGGTGCTTCTCTCCACGGGCATGGTCAAAGTCCATGCAGTAGGAGGGGTATTCGAGATGACAGTCCATACATGGCACAGCCTTCAAGGAGGAAATGAACTTCTTCCGCTCATTTCTCACTACTGCTGCGTTCTGCCGAATCGAGTTCCGGTTGGATTCTACGAAGTTCTTACGACTGGTCTGGCCTTCAAGCGAACTGCGCTTGTTCTTACCATATGTGGACAAGCACATTCGGCACCATGACCCTAGGCTATCTTTAGTAAGTAGATTCTTAGAGAAATCCCCCTCTATTTTAGGGACTCCGCAGCGGCGACACGTCTTCATAGGATCCTCCCGAAGCCTACTCCAGTTGCAGCGGTAGGGGTAGGGGCTCCAGCGATCACTACTGGGAGAACCAAGCTAGCGAAGGTCCGATCCAGCCCAATCCCCAGAGCTTGAGCCTTCCTTGAAGCAGCCGTTCCTACCATTCCGACCGAAGCAAACCCGGCCATAATGGACGGGAACGCTGGGGGAGCCCGAAAAGAGGCGATCCCGGTTCCTGACCCCACGCCGACATGCTGCGTCTTCACGAGCGTCTGGAGAAATACAGCAGTCAGTCCATTTGCCAAGCCAAGGAGGAACAACGGAGCCAACAGACCGAACAAACCCTGGGAGATCATCCCAGTCGTCAAGTTTGCCAAGAGAAGCGGAGTTGGAAGAGTCACTGGTAAGGGGATATTGGTCCCGGATCCGCTAGAGCCCACGTCCTGAGTTTTGACCGCAATCTGTGGCACCCAGATCGTGAGCCCGGTGATCACTCCGCTGGCGTATTTGGGGACACCAACCCCGAGCATCGACGTTGCAACCAGGTTGGTCGCCAAAGTAGGGACGGCAACAGGCAAGGCAATCGGCATCAGAGCTTACGTTCCAAATAATCAGCAATTCGACGGAACACTTCGGGGTCAGTACAATCACGTTTGAGGGCATTCGCTTGGTGACTGATGACGGCAATGTTGCCAGGGATATACCCTAACTTTGGGTTAATCCTATCAAGAGACATAGACCTGGGGCTGGGTCTCCCTTCGCCATACTCGAACGGTTCTTTAGTGATTGGACACCGCTCTGGAATCACAACATCCAGTTCTGTGATTTCAAATGGACGCCCAAATCTCTTAGCACGTTGACGAGCGCCATTGAGAAGACTTCGCTTTGGATCCCTCCTGTACTTTAGGAGGTCCCTATTCCGCATCTCCTCCTTATTTTCCACCCGATATTGTCGTGCTGCCTCACAAAGTCTCTCAGCATTGGCGACGTAATATCCCTTGTAGTGTGCCTTCCTCTTATCCTTGTGCTTCTCCCAATCTGCGCGGTGCCAAGCTTGAACCTTCTCAGGATGCGCCTGGTTGTAGGCTCTTTTCTGAGCTTTCAGGCGTTCTCGGTTACGCTCACGATAAGCTTTCCTGAGTGCTTTTCGCTCCTCCAGAGTTGGTTTCAGGCGAGTAGTTCTCTGAATGTAAGCGTCCTCACCAAATTCGCAAATCCACCAACGACGAAGAGTCTCTCGTGCCACTCCAAATCGTCTAGCAACGGATGTGAATAGCTCTCTGGTGTGGAACGCCGTAAAAGTATCCTCCGGCTTGATTTTGGAGAGAGGCATTGGTCCTACAGAGGATCTCACCATAAACGAATAGGTGAAGGTAGGAATACCTAATATATTCAAATACTTCTAACAAGAGCCGAGCCTTGCAGCGGTAAATTGGTGATGTAGTCCAAGGTTGGTGAGTTCGGAGGAAGACTGGGCACACCCCGGACCACGCCGAGGGCCGCAGCGACACCTCCAAGAAGAACCTGAGGAGCCGTAAGCGTGATGACAACTGCGGACGTGAGAGCAAGGGCCAAGCCAGCCGCAAGACTGATTGCCCCAGCCGCAGCCGCAATAGAGATCGCTCCCGAAGCCGTACTCATGGTCACAGCTCCAGCTCCAGTCGTCAAAGAGATCGCTCCCGTTCCAACTGTGACCAGGAAGCCACCTGCTCCGATGTTGTAGGCTGTCCCACCTGCCGTGATGTTGTGGACCTCACCACCAGCAACGATGTTCTGGATGAGACCACCGGCCAAGATGGTCGAAATCTTTCCCCCGATGAAGATGTTCTCCAAGACTGCCAAGGCGTAGTTGTACTGGCTCTTGCCCGAGACCATCCAACTGATCTCGCCGAAGTTGCCGCCAAAGCCCTGGGAAGCGTTCACGTTCAGACGATCCGCGTGAATCTGATAGCCACCATCAACCAGGAGTTCCTTGCTACCAACCTGCTCTTGGTCAGTGCCCGTGACAATCTTGCGGGCTGAACCCTTAACCGTGGCTTGGAAAGCTATGCCGTTGTCGTCTGGAGTGGTGGTCGCGTACTCCACACTCACAGCAGACTTGTAGCTAATGTCCAAGGCTCGGCCGTCGGCGTTGTGCCCAATCACAGCCTTGATGCCACCCTCCAGAACGGCGTTGATGGAGTTCCGGTCGGGTTGCGAAGCCCCGATGTACGCCTTGATAGCTCCCGCCAAGCTAGCCTCAACAGAAACGCCCTTGGCAGCATAGCTTTCAACCGAGGAAGCTGGGACATTGAGGTAGACCTTACCTTCCTTGGTGATGCAATAGGCGAAGACGTTGTCCCCAGTGCTTCGAGGAGGACGCATCCGGAACAGGTAGGCTCCGGCGTTCGTGTAAGCTTCGATGTCGTTCGTTGGCTGGCGAATCACTTCGTCCAGCGTGAACTTCCCTATCGAGGGGAAGTTGAAGTCTGGAAAGATCCGGGGCTTCAGGATTCGCCCGAATTGTCTCTGACCACGAACCGAGTTGAAGTCATTTCCGACGATTGTGCCGTAGACCTGCTCGATGTAGGGCAGTCTGCGATCCATCTCGAAGCCATCGATTTCCTCCAGCACCTCCTGAGAAAGATCCGAGGTCTGGCTTATCTCCATGCGATGCTCGACAAAGGCATCGGCAGCGGAGTTGACATCCTCGATGCTGACCGCTGGAGAGGTTGGCGGATAGTGGACCTTCCGACCGTTGCTGTACGTGACGGTCGGGAATTCCGTGAAGTCATTGAACAGATCGAGGACGCTGCCATTCGTCAGGGCATACTTGGGAGGTTGCCCTATAGTGATCCCTGGCCCGGCTGCTTGAAGTTCATCCCGACCAAAGTACCCAGTGTCCGTATCCCGGAGAGTCCTGGTACCTGTTTTGAAGATGTCCTCGGGAAGGAAAAACTTGCTCCGACGGATTGGTCCAGAAATTCTACGGACACCCGACTCGGCTTCGACACGATGCACGGACTGTGCGACCCAGCTCCGTTCTGCATCCCGTAATTCCAGGAAGTCTCCTGATCTGTTCACCATCCGAACATCCTCGTTCATGACGAACTCGGAGCCCTTCGACGACATCCCTCCGACATCCCCCGACCGCATCACAAGCCGCTTATACCGGGTCGTTTTGCCGAACAACTCGGCCGCGAGAGCCTGGTCTTCCGGATCAACAGTGGAAGGGTCGTAGCCTGAAACCGGGTCAAATCGTAGACCGCTACGGTTGCCTGTGGGTACATACCCCAAAATGACAGCATCGAAGAGATTCTTGTGAACTCTCCGGTACCCTAAGATCACAATTGAGTTGACCTCGGGGATGCCTCCCCAAAAGCTCCTCGGACCAGCCATGGCTTGCGTCAAGCTCAGCTCGAAGCGATCCCCACCACCCGTGATGACCTTCACGTCAGCCTTCATGTTGATCTCATCCACACGCATGATAAGACCCAACTTGGTCGTGTAGAACGCTCCGGGATTGCTGCTCGCGAAGTCGTTGTTCGGGATGTGCCCCGACGGACGTTTAGGAATTCGAGGAAATTTCATGGAAGCTGATTCGCTTTAGTCTGCTTCTTGGCGATATCTTGTTCTACTTGAGAAATCTGCTTGTTGATGTCGTCAAGCTGCTTTTGCGGATCCCCCGCGAACTTAGGTCGCTGGTTGGGGCCGCTCAGGAAGTTCTCCAACTCAGCTTTCTGAGCTTGGAGTCTGTCGAGCTTGGATTGGTCGTTCTTGATTTCTTGCTCCAGCTTGGCCTTCTGAGTGTTGGAGCTAAGCTTGTTCCCGAAGTCGCTCCAGGTCTTCTGGATGTCTCCAAGGTTCGACTTAGCTGCGAGAGCTAAAGCCTCAGGGTCTCCACCTAGAGCCCGATTCGGGGCGTTGAAGGGTGGAGCAAAAGGTGCCTTCTGTTCCGGGGCAAACTGATCCGGAAAGCGGATCTGATCAGGATTGAGACTCCCCTGCGGAAGGAGTTCTCCCCGAAGAGCCTTCTCGAACTGCTGGTGGTCGGAATCAAGAGCGGCGTAAAGATTGACGAGAAATTGTTCTATTCGAAGTTGGAGATCCTTCCCTGAGGAAACTGATGCACCTTTCACAGGGAGACCCTCTGTCAGGGCCGAAGCAACTTCTTCTTGCTGGAATAGGTCGCCAGCGGACGTCCCCCCAGTGAGTTGCTCGATTGCTGCCAATCCAGCTTGAGTGCCAGCTTCGATCGATCCGGCGTCGATCCCTTCCTGGAAACTAGCACTCTCGAACAAAACTCTGGCCTTCTGGGCAATGGCCAGAGCTTCGGGGTCTGTCATGACGAGAGGGTCACTCTCATAAAGAGCCAACTGATCCGCCGCCTCTTTGAGCAGACGTTGCTTCTCCTCAATGGTCTTAGCCTCACCGATCTTCGTAGCTTTTTCGAGAATGGCTTTCCGTTTGGCAACAAGTTCCGGCGAAAGCACACCAAACTCAGAGGAAGTTCCTGCCTGAGAAGAAGGTAATTTGGATGTGTCCCCTGCCGTGGAGGAGTTGAACAGAGTCTTGACCTGGTAACCGACATTGATAAACGCCAAGTCCGCTCGACCTAGCAAACACGGACACTCGTCATTCGGAATGGGAGCTTCCTTGACCGCCATCTCGGCTAGAGTCAACGCTCGGCTCAATTGGGAAGCCTCCACCGTTGGCGGAAGACCCTTCTGGGCTAACGACCCTAGAGGAGCCGTATCAGTGATGAGCTGAAGACCATCCGTGTCCACGTTGAATTCCGGCTTCGTTGTCTCCGGATTGATCCTGCCCGCTGTCTGGAGATCCTCAGGCTGCAACCTCGCAATGGCATCGGCTGGGTTGGCAAACTTCGAGGTGATTGTTGTGATGCCTTGGGACTGGGTCGAGAGCATCTCGAATAGACCTCCCGACAAGGCCACCTGAGTGTCGATGTTAGCCCCCTCATTCTTGCCGTTGTTATTCTCTGACAGGATGAGAGACCCATCCCGGAGAGATACCCCACGCCCATAGCGGAAGTGCCCAATGACCTCGAAACCCCGCTCATCCGACACAGGACGGATCATGGCGGATCCCTTCTGACCCTTACCAAAAAAGGCGGGATCTGTCTGGCCAGACACTTTGGCGGTCACCCTGCTCTTTGGAGGGAAGATGATTTCCTTGATCTTCTGGGAGCTATCGTAGGCGTATGTGTAGACTCCATTGGAATTCAACCCATAAGAGTAGCGATGCGTGAGAGTGTCATCCCGAAGCGCATCGGACTTTTGATACGAGTACATCTGGTTATTCAGATCCTCGATCTGCTTTGGACCCTGTTCATTCACCGACTTGTAGAGTCTGGACGCTCGTTTGGCCGCATTCTTGTTCTGACCTGCATTCCCTCCAAGCTGATCCGGAGGAGGAGCGTATGGCCTCGTATAAGCCATGATGACGTTCGGATAGCCGACAATACGCCCCGTCTTCGGATGCCGAAGGATGAGGGGTTCGTAAGGATTGCTCCCAGACTGGAATTGCTCTTGAGTCGGAATGGACGGCGGGATTTGGGCTGCGTCTCCCACAGTCAACTCGAACGAGGCTTTGGCTGTTAAGTCACGTCCACTCAAAGTAGCAGCGGATAACTCGTCCGTCGAAAGCTCGGTGACCTTGTTCTTTTTTGGATTCAGATCTGTGTTGAGACCAGTGAGCTTCAGGGTTCCGATGCCCTTGGGAGAGATGAACTTCTGTCGCTTGGCTGTCAGAGTCACAGTTGTCTGAGCCCGACCACCGAACTGGATGTTGTGAGAGATCCCCTGGACATACCAGAACTGATCTTTGGAGGCGACGTAGACAGGAAAGCCAAGCCGAAGTTCAGGTCGTAAAGGTATGCTGACCGTGCCACGATGCCGGCGGGCATTGTACCGATCAAGCATATCCATCCCAACATAGAACATCATCTGAGTATCGCCCATGAACTCGGAATTGTACGTCTGTTGTCGCCAACCGTACTTCCGGAGCAGATGGTAGTCCGTAACGCTCGTGAAGGGCGTGGTTTCCTCGCCTGTACCCCAATCTTCATTGCCGCAAAAGTTGCCCTGCATGACAATCTGGGTCACGACCTCGGCTTCGGATTCCGAGAAGTCCCAGTCGATAACGTCAATGTCCTGGATCCAGGAGACGGGCTTGTTCGGAAGGACGTCCAGATTGTAGAACGGAGGCTTGAAGACAATGGAACCATCCACGTCCATGAAGAACTCAAAGCCGATGGCTTCCTTGGCAGCGTTCGCCAGCTCCAACTTGGTCTGATACTCGGACTGCCAGAGGTTGATCTGGCCGGCGTTTGTTCCCTGGGTTCTGAAAGCTACGACGTTCTTGTCCGTCGGGTCGTAGACCATCTGGCCTGCACTCCCGTTGGCTTTACGCACGGCTGCGGAAGCGTATGGCTTCGAGTTGCGTGGACGTCGTTTACCGTTCTGATATTCGTCTTGCAGCACATCTCCACGAACCGTTGCTCCGGTCGTTCCATAGAGCAGAAGATTCGACCTCATTCGGGTGAACCTCCGCTGCCAGTACAACATGATATCCGAGAGAGCTGTGGCGAAGGTGTCCTTCTGGGACGCTTCCTTGTAGAGAGAGACCAAAGAGCCCGACCCAACTACGACATCCCCGAAGGACTGCTGGGCTAAGGTCCAGATGATGTCGTAGGGGTTGGTGCCGTAAAATACATTGCCGAAGATGTTCCGACCCATCCCCGCAGTGGCCCCGGTGAATGCCGGGTTGATGTTCATCTTGCACAACTCCCACCACTTGAGAATGTCGCTGCAATTGATAGCGATGGAGTGCTCTCCTCCGGAATAAGAGTCGTTCACCTCGGTGATCATTCCCCAGAAGATGGGGTAGTATTGGGGTAAGCCCTCGATGAGGTAGTACCCCTTGGCGAAGATTTCGATCTCCATCATTGGGACCAGAAGCAGGTTCCCATCGAAGTAGAGATCGTCGATGCTGTGCCTCGGGACAGACAGATTGATTGATGCTGACCCTGGGGGGCTGTCTACGTTCAGATCGACCTGGATGGTCGTGATGTACTTATTCAGGTCGAAGCGTCGCTTGCACTGAGGACAGCCGACGAGGTCCGTCTCACCATTAATGTAGACCAGAGCGTCCGGTGCAGTAACCACAGTGGGTCGCACACCAGCACGATAAGTGCCTTGAAACGGTCCTCTAGCCATTAGCTGCCTTCAATTCTTTTTCAAGCTTGTCAAGCTGTGCGAAGTAGTAGTCACGGTCGAGACCATTCCGGAAATTGGCCTCAAGTCGCTGAATCTCAGCCTTGATTTCCTCCTGGGTGCGTACAGCTCCCGGCTCCTTTCCCGGAGGCATAGGGCCAGGATCCTTACGGACGAAATCCTGCGCTTCCTCAACGGAAAGGCCCGGGATACCTGCGTTCTGGGCGCCCAGTTCATCTCCACCTGAGGGAAACGGCTTCTGGCCTGTCTGTGGTTGGATAGCCGGGGCTCCGTAGGCGTACCCTTGCTCCGTCGGACGGTCCAACAAGAACGCTGCCCGAACTGTGAACTCAAACGAGTAGTCCAACGAGAAAGGTTTGGTGTCATCCTCGGTGATGTTGAACGAGTCGAACGATCCGATGTAGATGATAGTATCGTAGTATAGGTAGACCGAACCAACGAGCGACAGGTTGAGTCGCTTGTCCGGTTGTGTGTCATCGGGGAGATAGAGCCCGGCGTTGTTCCTATACAGAAGGTACAGGGACATGAAGTTCTGGTAGCTCGCCGAAAAGTTTCGGCCCATCCGGGTCAAGCCTGGGCCGTTGGATCCTGAATCACTCCCGGGCACTGCTCCAGCCAAAGCATAAAATCCGGACACCGTGCCC